ATATCACACATACAAAAAATGTCTGAAACAAGAAAAGGAATAAAGCCTTCCGAAGATTCTTTAAGAAAAAGGTCCGAATCAATGAAACGAACCTTAGCTCTCAAAAAATTATCTACTCTTGTTTAATTGTTTAACAGGTTTATTTTTTGCCTGTTTCATCATTAATGCTTGATATTGTGCCATTTTCTTAATAACCTTGTTTCGTTTATCTAAACCAGACTTTAGTGCTAGTGGTTTTACACGGTCAGTGTATACAACACCATTCATGTGATCCAATTCATGCAAGAAACAACGAGCAGAAATGCCAGTGTATCTTGTGGTATGTTCTTTACCAGTGAAGTCTTGGTATTTTACCGTAACTTCTGTTGGTCGTGTAATACGTAATCCCAACAATGGGAAAGATAAGCAACCTTCCAACATGTGTGATTCACCTGAGGTTTCAATAACTTCAGGATTAAAGTGTGCAACGTAATCATCACCAGCACCCATGACAAACACACGATATGGAAAGCCGCATTGATTTGCAGACAGACCAACACCATTATATTTCTTGCAGGTTTCAACCAACGATGATGCAAAGTCATTTGGGTTAATAATTGCATTCTCAAAGTCAAAGTGTGGCATGACCTCACGTAGAATTGGGTCATCAGGAGAAACTAAATCAAACGTTTCAATAGTTTCTGCCGGCGTTTGTTGTATATTTGTTATTGCATCTGATGTGTCAATCTTAAATACACCATCAATTAATTTCATTTCAGTCATTTAGTCACCTGTGAGAAGTTGTTAACTTTCTTAAACCTAATAATGGACCTAAACTTTTCAAAAAGTTGGTCACCCTTGTGGCTGATAACAAAAATATTTGTTTCACTGCCCATATCATGAATCAATTTCAAGAATTCATCCGTGCCAACACCATCCAAACTGGAATCAAATACTTCATCCAGAATCAACAAGTTGGTATTTGTTGAGTTTTTCATCTTAGCAATTTGGCGCCATGTAAACAAAAGTGCCAAGTCAATACGCATCTTTTCACCTTCTGAAAAGTTTGAGTAACTGAATTCATCACGGTGTCGTGATTTGATAGTTTCCTCAAAGTTCTCATTCAAGTTAAAGTTGACAAAGAAGTCCATTGCTTTCAAATACTTATTCACCAATTTATTGATGATAGGTAGATACTGCTTGATAATCTTTGTCTTGATACCATTGTCTTTCAACAATGATGCGGCGTATTCGTGATAATGCTTTTCAACAGAAAGTTCTTCTTGTTCTTTAACCAAAGTTGACAATTCTGTTTTCAAGTCTTTCAACTTTTGGTTGTCTTCTGTTAAGGTATCTTTCTGTTTAGACAATGCATCAATTTCAGCATTAAGTTTTTTGATATACTTGTTGATTGCTGAAATGGTTGAATTGTGTTTTACGATTTCGTTGTTATGTTCCGTGATGTGTTTTGAGATTTTTACAATCTCATCCAGACGGTTTTGCAACTTGCTGTATTCTTTATTGAGTTCCACCAAACCATCTTTTTGCAACAACACCTTTGATGAGTGTTCATTGATTTGCTCTTGTTTGAATTCAACATCAAGAACTTGTTTACATGTAGGACAGTTATCGTTGTTGTGATAAAAAGCAATATCTTTTTCAACTTTTTTGATTGAGGTTTCAATCTTTGCTTCAAGTTGAAGTAACTTCTTGCTTCTTGTTTCAACCGTTGCCTGGTCTGCAATCTTCTTATTCAATGCATCAATATGCTTTTGAATCAACTCAATGTCTTTTGATAGCTGTTCAGCCTGTTTCTGATTTGTCTGTATTTCTTCTTTTCTACCTACAATTTCATATTCATTATTCTTCTTGCTTTCTTCAATGTTTTGCTTTTGCATCTGAATCTTCTCAGATACAAGTTCCATTGCATACTTGTTTCTTGTAGTAGTATCTTTAATTGCCGACATACGTTCTTTGATAAGACCGTTCATTGCGGTAAAGATTTGAATGTCTAGCAATTCTTCAATAATTGTTCTGCGGTCAGCAGGAGTCAACTGCATGAATGGAACAAAGGATGCCGAACCAAGGATGACAATTTGCGTGAATGACTTATAATTGAACTTGAGAATAGATTTCTCTAAAAAGTCTTGGTAGTCTTTCGCCTTGGCATCTTGGTTCAGCAAAACACCATTGAGAAAAATTTCAAATGTATTGGGTTTGATACCACGAACGACCTTGTATTGTTTCTTGCCAATAGAAAATTCAATCTCAACTACAGCATCTGATGTGTTGATTGAGTTTACAAGATTTGGTTTGTTAATCTTACGAAATGGTTTACCAAACAACACAAAGCACAGTGCATCCAAAATTGTGGACTTGCCTGCGCCGTTGTTGCCAATAATCAAGGTGTTGGGAGATTTGTCTAGTTTGATTTCAGTAAAAGAGTTACCGGTACTTAACAAATTCTTCCAACGAATAGTTTGAAACTTTATCATGCCTGTTCTAAGTTCAATGCCTCAACATAAAGTTCACGCATCATAGTTTTTAACCTGTTATTATCAATGCCATCATTTTGTATTGTATCCACATATTTGTTAATGATGGTTACAGTATCCTCGGCTTCATCAATTCTATCATCATTATCATCATCTGTCAAGTCCAATGCATCTTCAACAATGGTAATATCAAGTGGATTAAGTCCGTAAATCTTATTCATAAACTGGTCAAACAGATATGGATTAGTTTTGTTTACTACCACAACCTTAACATAAACACCGGCACATGCACTTAGGTCTTTGCTCAATACATCTTTAATTTCTTGGTTCTTATCATCATAGATTATTCTATGAAACATAGTGTTAGGATTTTGTATAAAGCCCAAGTCATAGGAATCCAAGTCAAAGAGATGGAAACCACGAGGATCCGAATAGTCCTGCCAGGTAAGTTCATATGGGTTTCCAAGATAGTGAATATTCCCATCACTAGACTTATGGTGATAATGACCGCTAAAAGTAACATCAAAACGCTTAAAAACATTTCTATCCAATCCTTCTTCTGAAGTCATACCACGATGCATGACAAAACCTGCAATTTCAAAATGACCCATACACACTTTAGCTGTGGTATTGTTCATTTCGTCCATACATTGTTGGTAGTTCTCAGCACAAATCCAAGGTACCATACAAATATCATTACCATCTACGTTAATTGTTTGTGGTGAATCAATAACTGTAATGTTACTATACTCACGCAACAGCAAGTCTACTGAATTAACGTCATTAGTGTTTTTAAAATAAGTATCATGATTGCCAGCCAACATGTATACTTGAATATTCTTTTCTGCAAGCACATCGAAGAACATCTCCTTTGTTCGTTTTAGAGAATAAAAATTAACGTACTTACGTCTATCAAAAGTATCACCAAGTATAAGCAAAGTGGTAATGCCACAATTATCCAGAGTAGTAAAAAAAGTGTCTCTATAAAACTTCTCATAATAGTCCAAAAAGTGAACTGAGTCATTTCTTGCTCCAAAGTGTTGGTCTGTTATCAATGCTACTTTCATAATCCCATTCTAAAAAGTTTTCAATACCTTTAGGTTCTCATTCTAAAAAGTTTTCAATACCTTTAGGTTTCTTTACGGCTGCCTTCTTGTCATCTTTCTTTTTCTGTTGGCCATCTTCATAGTTCTCAATGAATTCGGCAATGTTATCATACAGTTCAAACTGTCTGTTGCCACCACCTTCTGTTTCTAGCATTTCAAACTCATCTAAGATACCAAGTTGTTCCGTAGATTTGTACTTCACATAGAGTTGTTTTTTCTCTTTCTGAATCCTACGCAGGAACGCATAATAAATGATTTGCGTGAAATAGGCAAATGGATTCTTTGACTTAGTAGGATCAAAGTTCTCAAAGTACATTAAACAGTTTTCAATACCATCTCCTATCATGTCTTCTCTGTGAGGATAGTTTATGAAGTTAGGTTTATGTGATAGACCCTCTGCAATCTTCATCCAACATTCACCAATATAGTTTGGTATTGGTTCATTAGGATTGGTAAGTTTACGTTCTTTGTAAGCAATCAATGCTTGTAGAAAGTCTGCGTTGTTAATGTAATGTTTAGTACTCATTCAAATATACCATAATTTTTGTTGACAAAAGACTTGACAAGTGTTAAAGTCTCGGTGTTGACCATTGAAATCAATGAATTGTTTTTTCTTCTGGTTCCATTTCATTAAATGCCTGGACAATTAATGATTTGATTTTATCATTTAGTTCTGATTGAACTTCTTTCTCAAAACCATCTTCTGCATCCATCTTAATGAGATTATCCACAGAATTCTCATAATATTCAGCGAAGTCATCACTTGGTGTTGTGATGAACAAGATATCTTTGCTAGTTAGAATAACTTCATTCTTTTCTACCAACTGAACTGGCAAAAAGAAACTAAGAATGATATGTGAGGTCATGCCTCGGTCTGTTACATCATATACCATAGGGTTGGTCAATAGGTAATGACCTTCCATAATTTCTTCAGTAGTGCTGATGATATCACTTCCATTTTGTAGTCGGACGAGTTTTACATTTTTCATTTTTTTAGTCCTATCTTATAAGTTTTAAATGGAAACTTCTCTTCCGTATATATCTTCACCCGTTCCACGAAGTGCCGTAAAGTAAAATTCATGTGTTTTCCGACTCGCATATCGTCCGCAATGTCATAGAGAGTTGCTTGGTCTTTTCCCGTAGACTGTCGCAATCCTCGTCCAATGCTTTGTAAATTTCTAACACGACTTTTGCTTGGGCTTGCAAAGATAATATTATGTAAGTTTCTAATATTAATACCAGTACTAAAAGTACCGTAAGAAGCGACAACGATTGCATCATTTTCTATCTCCATAATCCTTCTGATTTCTTCTCTGTCCGCAGTATCTGTTCCGCCGTGGACAAAGAATACTTTTCTATTACCAATCTTCTCGGTATTCTTAATAAGATTATAAAGGTTCTTGCCATGTTTATCAACCATTTGATATAATATGAGCGTATTATTACCTAAACTAACCGCTAGATTTTTAATGAATTTGTTTCTAGCTTCACACGCAATTAGGTACTGAATCTCAGCTTGATAATCTGCTTTCTTCATTTCATCACAAACATCATCTGGATGTTTCAATATCAAGCACTTAATTTCAAACGAAGAAGCAATCTTCTTATCAATCATCTCCTTAGTGGTGATTACTTTCTCCACTGGTCCAAATAAGCCCTCTAATACTAACTTGTGCGTTTTGGTGCCGTCAAGCGTTCCGGTGAGTCCTATGCGATATTTGGTGTTAACACATGCAGTGAGTATTGAAGTTAATGATTGTGCTTTAAATAAATGCGCCTCATCACCAATGATATAATCAAATTGTTCAAAGTATTGTGTCGGCATCTTATATAACGACTGCCATGTAGAGATTGTTACAGGTAAATTTGTGTGTTTATCTTTACCCTGGTATATTTTGTGTACATTTTTTTCAGAATCCCAACCGTAGTCTTCAAAATCTTTAGAAAGTTGTTCAACCAAAGATGTTGTTGGAACAATAATAAGGCCCTTGAGTTGTTGGTAATCAAACAACTGTCTCACCAACATGTAGATGATTAGAGATTTACCTGAAGCCGTTGGTGAAATTAACATTGCACGGCGACTTTGCATTGCATGAACAAATGCATTGATTTGGTGGTCGTGAACCTCAAATGGTAGACCTAAAGTTTCAATAAACTTCTTAGCATGATATAAAGAGAATTCATCTTCAACAAAGTTGTGTGAGAAAGCATAATCTCTTTCGGTGCAGAATTCTTCAAGGTAACTCAATAGACCAATGTATAGATGGTTATTTCTTAGGTCAAACAAACGAATCTTGCCATCCCAGATTCTATTTCTAAATGCTGGAACAAATTGGTGACCGGGAACAAAGAACGTAAAGAAGTCTGACAACTCCTGTGCCACATGACGTTCACATTTTACTTTGAGATATACCTCGTTTACTTTGGTTATCTCTAAATGTTCTTTATTGTCCTCCAATGAATCTCTCCCAATCAATATAAGATTTCAATTCCCATGCACGTTGTTTGATTTCACCCATGATAGATTCTACCACAGTTACCACTTCTTCATGGTAAATCTTCTTCTCTAGTAGTTTGATTAGGTCTTGGTCAGATTCCAAGTAGAATGAAATGTCAGACTTGAGTGTGAAACGGAATGGTTCCCAGCCTTGTTCATCAAGTTCTTCTTGTGACATTTTGCCAGTATAGTATTCCCATTTGAGTTTACGCATACGCAAGTAATCAAAGTTGGCTTTCTTTGCAGCCATCTTATGTTTGATTAGAACATCAATATACTTACTGTGTAGCTTTGGGATTTTTAGGAGTTCTTTGCCCGGTTCTGTTTGGTCAATATCGGCGTCAGATTCCCAGGATTTTAAGATTTCATCAAGTTTGTTCATAATATAAAGTTAAAATTAAGCGTTTGTTATATCAAAATACTCATATCTAAAAACAGCTTCTGCCGTTATAATTGTATCCGCAGACTGTTGTGTGTCAAACTGTACGTCAGAAAGAGATACAGGAAACATTCTGTGGAAGTTAATTCTCACTAATGGATTATTTAGTGCACTCATAATAGTGAGTGTGGAATCAGAATAGTAACTTGGTTTTGGACTGTTTGCATTTTGTAATGCATTATATGTTGCACGGTCATTCAAGTTTGTTGGTGCAGCAATAGCCAAGAACCATTTATATAACTCAGACCACGATGTAAGGTCTTCATCAATATAAAATGCAACCTTAAATTCATTATAAGATAATTTGTTACCAGCAACAGGAACATCCAAAAATGGTGTATTGAATTCAACATCACCTAATGTTACGCCAGGAAGATTTGCGTTGTGGCAAAAATACTGTATCGTTGGCAATCTGTTGAAAGCCAAGATAAACTTTGACGGTTGTAGAAAATTGGTATTAGAGGGTGTTCTGTTTAGTGCTGTCATACCTCTATTTATGACAACAAAAAACCGCCCGAAGGCGGTTCTTATTTACTTAATCTGTGTACTAAATGACACAGGCACATCAACCTTTACGGGTCTATTAAAAAGTCTTAGAACCAGATTTGATACTGGCTCTTGAACTAATCCCATAATATATCGTAACATATTATTTTACTTCAACAGACAAAGTTGCTGGAACATCAACTGTAACTTCAGGTGCTGGTGCGGGTGCTTCTTCAGCAACAGGTGCAGCTTCTGGTGCAACTTCTTCTGCTGGTGCAGGTGCTGCTTCTGGAGTTGCTTCTGGTGCAGGTGCTTCCTCAACAACTGGTGCTGCAATTGTTACTGAACCAGTAATTGCTGCGCCCAATGCATTTCCTTCTTTATCAACTGCTTGTGCAGTGATAGCAAATTCGCCTGGACCAACATCAGCAAATTCAGCAACATAAGGTGCTGCTGTCAATGTTTGTTCTGGGAAACCAGCCAAAGAAACTTTGATACCTGCGGTTTCTGTACCGGCAGGGAATTGTTGTGCTTGTGCAACAACGGTAACGACTACTGTAGACATAATGACTCCTTTATAAAGTATTGTGGAAAATCCACACAAATATTTAGGTTGGAACATTGTTTCCAAAATATTACAGGCATAAAAAAAGGGAACCGAAGTTCCCTTTTAAAGTACCACTCTGCGGTGGTTTCGTCAATTACATCAAGTTCTTGACAGCGAATAGACGGTAGTATACGTTAGATTGAGCGTAAATACGACCATTACCAGCGTTCAAGCCTTCTGCAAATGGGTTTGCAACCATACCGTAACGGGTTTTGAAACCAATTTTTGGTTGGAAGGTGAATTGGTCAACTGCACGAACCATTTGTAGAGGAACGTATGGGCAGTAGAACAAGCCAGCGTCATAAGGAGAAGAACCCTTATAACCAACAGTAACCAATTCTTGGTTAGATGTGTAACCGCCATAATATGGATCGATGTACACTTTGATACGA